AGCTAATCACAGAGATGAATGAAGACATAACTTTCGTCGCTGAAGCGGCTGAAGGTGGAAAAAAGAAATATGCCATCGAAGGTGTCTTTATGCAATCTGATACCGTCAATCGCAACGGTAGAGTTTATCCTCGTCAAATTCTTGAAAATGAAGTAGATCGTTATTCCAAAAAATATGTGAAAGAAAACCGTGCTCTTGGAGAATTAAATCATCCGACCGGTCCAACCGTAAACCTCGATAAAGTTTCCCACTTGATTGTCGATCTTCGGATGGAAGGAAAGGATGTCAAGGGGAAAGCTAAATTGCTTGAGACTCCCTGTGGCCTAATAGCCCAAAACCTACTGGAAGCCGGTGTAAGACTTGGCGTTTCATCCAGGGGCATGGGTAGCCTGAAGGAAAACCGTGGTTATAAGGAAGTACAAAAAGACTTCATGCTTTCCGCTGTTGATATAGTCGCCGATCCTTCTGCCCCGAATGCATTCGTAAATGGCATTATGGAAGGCGTGGAATGGATTTGGGACAATGGCATTCTCAAGCAAGAAGTCATTGAATCTTATCACAATAAAATCAAGAAAACACCATCAAAAAAGCTTCAAGAAACCGCCGTTAGCGTTTTTGAAGATTTTATGCGTAAATTATCAGCAGGCAAAAAATAACTTTTGTATAAATAAAAATTGACCATTAAAAGAGGATTAAAAATGGATAATATCGCCCAACAAGACGTAGTAGATTACTCAGGCAGAGGAGACTCTGATTTTTCAGGTAAAGGCTCAATGTTTGCCAAACCAGTGGCTGCACCCGGTGTAGCCCAAATGAACATGGCATCGCTTGCACCTAATTCCCGTCCAGCCCCCACCGCGACAATTAATGTTGCTGGTGTGGGAATGGCTCCAGCCAAGAAAAAGAAAGAAGAGGAAACTCCCGAAGAAGGTAAAGCAGGTAAATCTGCTTATGCTTCCGAAGGGTTCGATTTTGATGGCTTGTTCGATGGTGAAGATCTCACCGAAGAATTCAAGGAAAAGATCAAAGTCGTCTTCGAAGCTGCTGTGAACGAAAGAGTCAATGCCGTTGCTGCCGCTCTCACCGAGCAAGCCAACGTTTCTCTGACCGAACAAGTTCAAGAAATCTCAGAAGGTCTCTCCCAGAAACTCGATGACTATCTGAATTATGTCATTGAGGAATGGATGACCGAGAATAAACTCGCACTCGAAGAAGGTATCCGTATGGATATTGCCGAGTCCTTCCTCAGCGGTCTCAAGGAACTCTTCGAATCACACTATGTCAGCGTGCCAGAAGGCAAGGTTGATGTTCTAGAAAGCGTCAACTCAACTAATGAAACCCTCGAAAAAGAATTGAATGAAAGAATCGAAGAGAACATCGCTCTTCGCAAGGCTCTTCTTGAGCACCAATGCGGTATTGCTTTCCTCGAAGCAACCGATGGTCTGACCGATGTTCAAATCGAAAAACTTTCTTCCCTCGCAGAAGGTCTTCAATACGACGATGTTGATCAATATGTTGAAAAACTGAACATCCTCAAGGAAAGTTATTTCCGCACCGTTCCTTCAGTTGCTCGCGAAACCGTGGAGTCACTCGAAGAAACCACCGATAAACGAATCACTCAAAGCAATGACTCGATGGGAGTTTATATGTCTGCCATCGCTCGTCAAGCAAAGAAACAAGTCTAATTAAATAACAAAGGAGAAAAAATGGACTTTTCATCAGAAACTACAGCTTATGATAATCTAGTTGAAAAATGGGAGCCAGTGCTCAGTCACGATGCTCTTCCACGCATCAACGATTACGAAAGAAAAAGAACCACCGCAGTGCTTCTTGAGAACCAAGAAAAAGCAATGCGTGAACAGTACCTCGCCGAGTATGGCAACGAAATGGGTGGAGCATTCCTCAACCCACAAGTAGGCACCCCGAACACTGCTCTCGCTGGCTACAGCCCAGTACTGATCAGCCTCGTTCGTCGTGCCATGCCTAACCTCATTGCCTACGATGTCGCTGGCGTTCAGCCAATGACCGCCCCGACCGGACTCATCTTCGCGATGCGTTCACGTTACGGCAAGCAAAGCGATTACACTGCTGGTAATAACGTCAACCCCACAACCGGTCTAGCAACCAATCCGAACAGAAACGAAGCTCTGTTCCAAGCTGCATATCCTCCGTTCTCGGGTCGTGGTGGCAGCTTCGGCGATACCTCAATTGGTGGTGAAACCGGCGCAGCTACTCTCGAATACCAAAACCTCAGCCCATCGCAGATCCGTGGTCTTACTGCTCTCGGTGGTGTCTTTGGAGTTGGTGCAAGCGCACTCAGCAACTGGGAAGCTTTCCGTGGCATGTTGACCTCTGAGGCTGAAGGTCTTGGAGATACCAACAAGCCTAAGTTCCAAGAGATGTCAATCACCATCGAGCGTCTCGCAGTCGAAGCTCGTAGCCGCGCACTGAAGGCAGAATACACCACTGAACTCGCCCAAGACCTCAAGGCTGTTCACGGTCTCGATGCCGAAACTGAGCTCGCTAACATCCTCTCGCAAGAAATTCTCCACGAAATCAATCGTGAAGTTCTCTACACCATCTACCGTGTAGCCAAGCAAGGTGGAAACCAAGGCGACCTCAAGACTGTCGGTACTTACGATCTCGTCTATGACTCAGACGGTCGTTGGTCAGCTGAACGCTTCCGTGGCTTGATGTTCCAACTCGAAAGAGAAGCAAACACCATCGCCAAGGAAACCCGTCGTGGCAAGGGTAACTTTGTGATCTGCAGCTCAGACGTTGCTTCGGCTCTCGCCATGGGTGGCTACCTCAACATCAGCCCGGCTCTCAATGTCAACCTCGAAGTTGACGATACCGGTAACATCTTCGCTGGTGTTCTCAACGGCAAGTTCCGCGTGTTCATCGATCCGTATGCTCCCGCTGGTACTAACTTCGCACTCGTTGGATATAAGGGTCAAGTGGCTTATGATGCAGGCGTTTTCTACTGCCCATATGTCCCACTCCAAATGTTCCGCTCAGTCGGACAAGACACCTTCCAACCGAAGATCGGCTTCAAGACTCGCTACGGCATGGTCTCGAATCCGTTCGCCGAGGAAACCAGCATCACCAATGTTGGTACTGCACTCAAGGGCAATCAATACTACCGCTTGCTCAAGATTGACAACCTCCACGGTATGGGTCTGACTCAAGGAATTCAATTCTCATAATAGAGAATAGATAAACCGATGTGGAAGAGGGAGGCAGAAATGCCTCCCTCTTTCTTTTGACCTACATAATTACATGTCGAGTTGTAACACAAACACGGTATTAAGTGGACCAGAAAATCCCAATTTTCTGGCTTCTAACTATTTTCAATTCACATTGTCCAGAATTCCCAACTTTACTTTCTTTGTGCAATCAGCAAATTTGCCCATGATTAGTACAAGAAGTATAAATCAACCTACAAATTTAGGAACATACCCAAAAATACCAGCCACTAATTATTATTTTGATGATTTAACGGCATCTTTCATGGTCAACGCCGACATGAAAAATTGGATTGAAATTTATGATTGGCTCAAAGGAATAGGTAATTTAAAAACCGACATTTCAAATTTACCGTATAATCCTGCAAATCCAGATGGCGTATTTTCAAATGCTACATTATTAATCACGAATAGTCAATACAAACCATTCTTACAAGCTAATTTTTATTATGTCTTTCCAAGAACCCTTGGTGGAATAAATTTTACTACACAAAATACATCCACAGATCCCGTATCGTGTTCAGTGAATTTTTCATATTCATATTATGAAGTGTTTAAAATCGGAGAACCCGGTTACACTTATTGACAGGAGTTTATATTATGGAACTTGACTTCAAAACGATCGAGGCTGACCTCAAGATCGATGAAACCCGTTTGGACGAGGAATCGCTCCGTACGCCCCAGCTACACAACAAGTACCTCATGCTACTCCTACGGCTAAGAAACCGCAAGGACAGGCTTGAGCGTGACCTGAAGGCACTCCAGAAGGATAAGTGGCTGTACTATACTGGCAAGATGTCAGAAGAGGAGCACAAACGGCTTGGTTGGGAACCATTTGAGCTAAATGTGTTAAGAACCGATGTGGATCGGATCATGGATGCAGATAAAGACATTCTTGAGGTGGAAAGTAAATATAGGGAACTTTGCCGTGTAGTAGACTATATTGAGGATGTGGTAAAAGTCATTTCAAATCGACAATGGTCTATTCGATCCGCAATAGACTGGCAAAAGTTCACAAACGGTCAATAAATACTTACATGGAACATGTGAATATAGAGGCGGTAGATTCAGTATTCATTCGTATCAATGCCGAAAAATCGGTCATCAAGGAGATGAGCCAATTTTTCAGTTTTGAGGTGCCAAACCACAAATTCATGCCTGCTTACAGAAACAGGGTATGGAATGGAAGAATAAATCTCCTGAATACCCACAAAAATGTGATTTACCGTGGCCTACTTGATTATGTGACAAAATTTTGCAAAGACAGAAACTATTCTTGCTCTTTGTTCGAAGAAGATAATGTAACACCCCAAAGAGAACACATATGCAAGTTTTTAGAAGAATTCGTGCAGCCACATATAAGAGACGAAAAAGCAAGCATCCACGACTACCAAATGAATGCCATTTTTCACGCCGTAAAAAGAAAAAGATGTCTGTTGCTCTCTCCAACCGGTTCGGGGAAAAGCATGATAATATATTGTTTAATGAGATATTATTTGGAGACATTGCCAAAGGACAAGAAAATATTGATCATTGTTCCGACGACTGGATTGGTTCAGCAAATGATCTCAGACTTCGCAGAATACTCAAAGAATACGAAATGGAAAGCAGACAGGAATTGTCACGGTATTCATGCAGGAAAAAGCAAACAAACCGCAAAAAGAGTAGTGATATCGACTTGGCAAAGCATCTTTCGAGAACACAAAGACTGGTTCGATCAGTTCTCCGCCGTCTTTGGAGACGAGTGTCATCAATATCGAAGCCAATCATTGGTCGCATTGATGACGAAATTAAAAGATTGTCCTTATAGAATCGGGACCACCGGAACGCTCGATAGCGTCTATGTCCACAAGTTAATCATCGAGGGGCTTTTCGGCCCAGTCTATAAGGTAACTAGTACCAAAGATCTTATCGATAAAAACATCTTGTCTGAACTTAAGGTCGAGTGTCTTTGCATCAACCATTCCGACACAGATCGTGCTGCCCTCAAGAGGCGAACCTATCAGGAAGAAATTGAATGGGTTGTTACGGACGAGAGACGAAACAAGTTCATCGTGCAGCTTGCCGAGAAACTGAAGGGGAACACACTCATTCTGTTCAATTACGTCGAAAAACAAGGCAAACCCCTTTTCAAGATGCTTGAAGGATCAAGTAAGAATATTTATTTCATTTATGGAAAGACAGAGACGGAAATGCGCGAGCAAATTAGAAAAATTGTTGACAAAGATGATAACTCCATAATGGTGGCGAGTTATGGTACAACAAGCACAGGAATAAACATTCGTAATATTCACAATATTATCTTTGCATCCCCATCCAAATCTGTCATTCGTGTTCTTCAATCTATAGGTAGAGGACTTCGAAAGAGCGAAACAAAAGAAAATGTCGTGATCTATGACATTTCAGATGATCTTCGCTACAAGAAGTACGACAATCATACCTACAGACATTTACAGGAAAGGCTTCGGATATATACTAAAGAGAGATTCGTGCATCGTTTGGTATCAATAAACCTTCAAGGGAATGTGCATGGAAAAGAAACAATACAGAATAATGAAGTTGAGAAGCGGTGAGGAAATAATTGCACGAATTTCCAATTCCAACGACAAGAAAATAACCGTTGAAAGACCGATGTGTTTTCGTTCTATCATGATGCAGGATCCTTATGGAGTTCCAAAGGACATTCTGATCATGAAAAATTGGATTCCTTTGAGTGTCGATAATCACATTGACATTCCAAAAGACCATATAGTGTCATATATTAATCCAAATCCAGATGCAATTTCTTTATATGAGAGTGAAAAAGAACGAGAAGATACCAAGTCAAAACTCACAGAATTCAAGAAGCAAAATCCGCTTGATGATGATGAAGAATTTAAAAAAATGATGAAGTTCTTGTCGGAGAATACCCAGAAACTCGATGAAATGATGAATGACATCGAAAAAGTGGACGAGAAGAAACCTCAAGACAAGAAAAACGATGAAGATATGATTTTCATGAACATGATGTTTCCACCTGAAATGTTAATTGACTTGATTGAATCGGATTTAATTGATCCAGAAGTTTTTGGAGAAATGTACAAGGACATCAAGAAAAGCAGAAAAAAGAAACCATCTCATCCGAAGGGAAAGAAAGCCGCTCCGAAGAAAGGCTTTTCTGAAGGTAATTCTACTAAGTTTACCGGAGATCAGAGTGATCACAAGGACTTTGGAAACAGATGGACTGATTGGAATCCCGACTTATCATCTGAAGATTACAAATAACTTTAATAACCTTAAAGGGTTCATGTCATTGAATCACGACAAGGTAATTATAAAGAGTGTTCCAAAACCTGTCAAGAACAATCTTCAGAAAAAAAGAAAATCAAAAGACTTGCTTTGACGGCACTTATGTGTTATAATATGGCATGCCAAAGAAAACAAACCATTACATAGACAACAAAGAATTCTACAAACAGATAGTGGCTTGGAAGAAAACCGTCGATGCAGCAGAAGATAGTGGAGACCCAAGACCACCCGTGACGGATTACATTGGGCTGTGCATACTGAACATAGCCGAACATCTGTCCCAGAAACCCAACTTTGCAAACTACCCGTACAGGGAAGAGATGGTTGGTGATGGGATAGAGAACTGCTTGATGTATGCACATAACTTCAATCCAAAAAAATCCAAAAATCCGTTTTCTTATTTCACCCAGATAATTTACTTTGCCTTTCTTCGCCGAATAGAGAAGGAAAAGAAACAGGCGTATGTAAAGCTTAAAGCCACCGAGATGATGGATGACGGAAGCATGCATCGATGGTTTAAGGAAAATTATCTGGAAGACACTTTCAAAGAAACAGAAAATCCGCTAATGGATGTCTTTAATTTAAGTGAAACAGATATGAAAAGATTATCTGGGACAAAGAAGAGAAAGAAGAAAAAGAAGAAGACAAAATGAAACTTGCCATCGTGACAGATACGCATATTGGAATTCGGAACGATTCTCCGATCTTCTTTGAGAACTCGATTTCTTTTTTTCAAGATGTATTTTTCCCCTATTGCAAGCAACAGAATATAACCAAGGTTCTGCATCTTGGAGATTTCTTCGACAGAAGGAAATATATCAACATCAATATACTCTCGGAAACGAGAAAAAGAATCCTTTCTCCCATGCAGGAGCAGGGCATTCATATGGATCTCATTCTGGGGAATCATGATTGCTATTTCAAGAACACCAATTCCGTGAACGCTCCTAGAGAGATGTTTTCTTGCTTTGACAATATCAATGTCATAGAGAAGCCGGTGATCAATGATTACGATGGTTATTGTATCGGTATGATGCCTTGGATCACCAAGGAGAATGTTGAGGAGTCGAAAAAGTTCATCAAGGATGCCGCTTGCAGGACCTTGGCGGGCCATTTTGAAATAGATGGACGAGAAGTGCTTCGTGGTATTCGGCACGAAGGTGGGATGCCTTCCAGCCTCTTCAAGAAGTATGACATGGTGATGTCGGGCCATTTTCACATTCGAAGTTATGAAGATAACATCTCCTACTTTGGCACCCCATATCAACTATACATGAGCGATTTGAACGAACAAAAGGGATTCCATGTTTTAGATACAGCTACTGGTGAAATTGAATTCGTAGAAAATCCCAGACAAATGTTCCGACAATACATGTACGATGACAGCGGTAAGAACAAGGAGTTGATTCTGTCCGCAGATTATTCAGAAGCCAAAAATTGTTTCGTCAAGATTTTCGTGAAACAAAAGAAGCACCAATCCGTTCTTGACCAGATGATGGAAAAATTGTATAATGTTGGAGTCTATGGCATCACGATTGCCGAAGACAATTATGAAGAAGAGTCTACTGAAGAAGGGGTGGATTTGTCTCAGGACACCTTCAGTCTCATCAGCACCGAGATAGATTCCATGGAATTGTCTCACGACAAGACAAAACTCAAGTCCTTGATCAAGGATATATTCATCGAGAGTCAACACAGATGATTTTGTTCAAGAAAGTTCGTTTCAGAAATTTTGGTTCTTTCGGCAATACATTTACCGAATTGGAACTAGACAAGAAGCCAAACACATTGGTTTGTGGAAGCAACGGCAACGGCAAGTCATTTGCCTTGCTCGATAGCATCACATTTGCATTGTTCGGCAAACCCTTCCGAAACATCAACATTCCTCAACTTGTAAATACGGTAAACAAAAAAGATTGTCTTGTTGAGTTGGAACTGGAAATCAACAAAATTCCATATACGATTCGTCGTGGATTGAGTCCTAAGATTTTTGAGATTTATCAGGATGGCAATCTTCTGAACCAATCTTCAAAGACAAAAGATTATCAGGAGCATTTGGAAGAAAATATTCTCCATATGACCTACAAGTCATTCACGCAAGTGGTGATTCTCGGCAAGGCATCATTCATTCCTTTCATGCAGTTGACTGCGGCAGACCGTCGCGCCGTGATCGAGAACATTCTGGATATCGGAGTGTTTTCGGAAATGAATGTCGTTCTGAAAGAAAAGATCTCACAAATGAAAATCCGTCACCAAACCCTTGAGAACAAGATTGAAGTTCTGAAGGAAAAGGAAAGACTCACCCTCAATTACATCAATAACATCAAGAAAAAAAATGATGAGATGAAAGATGACATTGAGGAAAAAATAAAGACATGTAATACGAATGTCTGGGCTACGCATGCTGATAAAGAAAAAGTTAAGAAAGAACTTGAGGACATACAGTCGGACGGGATCGATTCAAACACGATTCAAAAGCAACAAAACAAGATCCACGCCGAAGAAGCGGAGATAAAATCCAATATCAAGAGGTTGGAAGGGGAAATGCGTTTCTTTAGAGAAAATCATGTCTGTAACACATGCAGACAGGAAATTTCAGAAGAAACGAAACATGAATGCACCACGAATAATTCCGCCAAGATTGAGGATTTAAAGAAGGAATTGAATGAGATACAGGAAAAGGTCAATCAAAAGACGAAAGAACTTGATGCGGCTAGAGAAAAAGAGTCAAAAGTTCGCACTCTGGAACTTAGAATTGCCACGCTCGATTCGAGATATGAGGGGCTTCTTGCGGAACAGAAAGAACTCTACAAGAAAATCAACGACC